ATAGATTTGTTATAAATTTTAGCTAATACATCGAAATATTTTTTTGTACTAGTATTAATAGATAAATCTGGTTGATATGACCCAGAATCTAAATTAAATTCAAAATTATTATTATTTTTTTTTATAATACCGGCACATACAACAGATTTATTAATATCTAAACCAAGTTTTTTAACTATCATAATATGTTTAGCACCAATCTCAAACATATTTGTGATTCTTGATAAATGTAATGATTCAAATAGTTTATTATTATTTTGATTTAGTGTTATCACATATGCAAATATTTCACCATCTTTTAATTTATCTAAAACATTAATATCATTTTGAACATCCTTATAAAAATCAGTAGCAGATATATCCTGTTCATTATGATAAATTAAATAGTTTTGATCATTTTTAATTCCAGTTTGTGTTTGAATAGATATATCAACTGAATTTTTGTATGATTTACAGTGTAAATAATTATCACCATTGCCAATAATTTTATTTTTTAATATATTATTAAATATTGATCCAAGTGTATTTATGTCTGGTTGTTGTATAGATGGTTGTTGTATAGGTGGTTGTTGTATAGGTGGTTGTTGTATAGGTGGTTGTTGTATAGGTGGTTGTTGTATAGGTGGTTGTTGTATAGGTGGTTGTTGTTGTATAGGTGGTTGTTGTTGTATAGGTGGTTGTTGTTGTATAGGTGGTTGTTGTTGTTGTATAGGTGGTGGTTGTTGTTGTTGTATAGGTGGTTGTTGTTGTTGTTGTATAGGTGGTCGTTGTATAGGTTGTTGTTGTACATATTGTGGTATCAATATCGATGGCCTTATTCCCATTGATATTACTGTTGGTACTAATGGTATCGATGATATTGTTTCATTTTCATTTGGTGGTATTAAATCAAAATTATTAATAGCGTTTATAATTGGTTGTTGTATTTGATTAATTTGATTATAATTGAATGCATTTCTGTTCATCATTAAAAATCCATTTAATGTACCTAAAATATTTAATTGTGATGATTCCAATGATGATATTTTTTTATGTTTTTTTTTATGTTTAATATTTTTAGAATATCTATACATATCATCTTTTATGTTAGATTTTTTTAAATAATTACCTCCGATTTGCTCATAATCAAAATTAACAAATAATTCTTTTATTTGTTTAATAGAATCATGTATCAGTTTATTCATTTTTATATTATAATACGAGAAATTTGTATTATAATATAAAATGAATAAAGTAAATAAATTGAAATAAATTGAAATATTTATTTAATATTAATACATACTCAACAATTATCTTATTTATCTGATAATAATGAAAGTTGATATTCTATCATTTTCAATATTTAAAGATATTTGTTCAACAAACCCAATTAATGAATTAATTGGTACACAATGTATATATCCATTAAACTTGCAAATACCTATATTAAAAACATTTATTAAAAATGATGAGGATAATAAATCTAATAAATCTAATAAATCTAATAAATCTAATAAATCTAATAAATTCAATAAATTCAATAAACCTAATGAATCTAATGAAACTAATACAACAGATACAACAAATGATGAAAATTTTAATAATCTTGCTTACTGTTTTGAAATTAATAAAATCTGTTTTTATCCTAAATATACATATTCTGATCTTGAAATAACATATCCTATTATTGTTATTTCTGATTATTTTTATAATAAATATTTTTTAGAACATTGTACCGACCATATCTTGAATATCATTTATAATATTCCAATTGTTAAAATGATCCGTCTAAAAAGAATAAAAGGTGATTTTCCTTCTGATGATTCAATTGAATATCTTTTGACAAATTATTTTGAAGCCTGTTCTATAGTAAATATTAATCAGGAATTTGAATTAGATCTATATGATTATTCTCAAATAACTTTTAAAGTTGATGAAATCATATATAAAAATGATTTTGTAAAAAATATTAATCAGAGAATTACGGAAATGAATAATATGATCCAATTTAATACTCAGATTGTTGATGAATATCCTCTACTCAATGTGCCGTCAGGTATAGGTGAATGTGAATCAATTGTTACCGATTATGAATGGCATTATCATACATTAGGCAAAAAGAAATCAGACTTAGGATATTTAGTTAATGCAGAAATCGAGATAGATTTTATTATTTCAGAACTAGAAATACCATTAAAAAAAATCATTCAACCAAATATTTCATCAGTATCTGACACTATAATAGAACCTATCAAAGCTATTGAACCTACAGAAGAATTTTTACCAGAAATATTATCAGCGGAAGAATTAAGAAGACGAAGATTAGCTTTTTTCAATAAAACAACTAATTAAACTAATTCCATCCAATATCCAATGTTATCAAATTAGTTAGATTTAATAATTCAGTTAATGGATCTAGATTTTGATTATAAATCTTGAACCAATTTTTAATGTTGTCAAATTTTTTAATTCAGCTAATGGATCTAGATTTTTATTAAAGTTTTGACTAAAAATCAATGTTGTCAAATTTTTTAATTCTGCTAATGATTCAATTGTCTGATTAAAATTTTGACCAAAAATCAATGTTGTCAAATTTTTTAATTCTGCCAATGATTCAATTGTCTGATTAAAATAAAAACCAAATACTAATGTTGTCAAATTTTTTAATTTTGCTAATGGATCTAGATTTTGATTAAAGTTTTGACTTAATATTAATGTTGTCAAATTTTTTAATTCTGCCAATGGTTTAAGTGATTGATTAAAGTTTTGACCTAATGAAAGAGTTGTTAATTTAGATAAGTTACTCAAATGATCAAGTTCTTTATTAAAGTAAGCTCCAAATGTTAATGTTGTTAAATTAGTTAAGTTAGCTAATGGATTTAATTGTTGATTAAATCTCATTCCAAATGTTAATGTTGTTAAATTAGTTAAGTTAGCCAATGGTTTAAGTGATTGATTAAAATCCATTCCCAATTTTAATGTTGTCAAACTAGTTATATTTTTTAATGGTTCTAATTCTTGATTAAACTTCCATCTAAATTCTAATGTTTCCAAAAATGTTTTCAATCTAGTTATATTTGCTAATTGATCAAGTTGATCATTAAAGTTATCATCAAATATTATTATAGTTAAATCAATATTTTTATCAATAAAAAATCTAACCTGATTGATACTACTAAATGATAATTTTTTATATTTTATTGTATCAATTATTGCTTTTTCTATAATTTTTGCATCATCTTTATAATATTCATCTATATATTCCATAATATCTTCAATAGAATTAAGTGGTAACTGTTCAGCAGCTAATTGTTTTAATGATGGAAAATCACTATGTCCAGTACCATTTTGTGCTAAAACATACTTTAATTGTAAGTATTTATTTTTGTATTTTAAATATTTTTGTTCGTATTTTAAATTCAAAGACATTAATAATAATGAATCTTAGATAAAAATATTTGTTTAATTACATTCAAATATTTTTAGATATTTTTAGATATTTCTTAAAAAAATCTAATGTTAACTAAAGTTCAGGCAAATCTGGACAATTTACTTAATATCTCTCCGAAAATCAGATTTTAGTTAAATTTTTCAAATAAATTTATATTTAATCTAGCAAAATGTTCAAGTAGGTATAATTTCATCAATAATTATTTCTACATTTAATTTAGCTAATGGTTCAAGTGGATGATCAAATGCATCACTAATCATTAATTGTTCTAATTTAGTTAGATTTTTTAATGGTTCTATTGATTGATTAAATTTATTTCCAAAATCTAATTTTATTAAATTAATTAAGTTAGCTAATGGTTTTATTGGTTGATTAAATTCGTTTCCAAATCTTAATGTTTTCAAATTATATAAATTAGCCAATGGTTCTATAGATTTATCAAAAGAACTACGATAATTAAATATTAATGTTGTTAAATTTTTTAGATTTGATAATGGTCCAAGTTCTTGATTAAACTTTTCTCTAAATTCCAATGTTGTTAAATTCTTTAGATTTGATAATGGTTCTATTGATTGATTAAACTTTTCTCCAAATTCCAATGTTGTTAAATTATATAAATTAGCCAACGGTTCAAGTGATTTATTAAATTTACTAAGAGGATGAAATTTTAATGTTGTTAATTTAGTCAATCTTGCCAATGGTTCAAGTTCTTGATTGAAGTTTTTTCCTAATTCTAATGTTGTCAAATTAATTAATTTAGCTAATGGTTCTATTGATTGATTAAAACCGTCTCCAAATTTTAATGTTGATAAATTAATTAATTTGGCTAATAGTTCTATTGATTGTCTAAAATAATGACTAAAAGTCAATGATCTCAAATTAATTAGAGTACTTAATGGTTTTATTGATTGATTAAAATCTAAGCCAAAATCTAATGTTGTTAAATTAATTAAGTGAGCTAATGATTCTATTGATTGATTAAAACATGCACCAAATTCTAATGTTGTTAATTTAGTTAAATTAGCCAATGGTTCTATTGATTTATCAAATTTTTTACTAAAATTTTGACCAAATTTTAATGTTGTTAAATTATTTAAATTTGTTAATGGTTCAATTGATTGATCAAAATACATGCCAAATTGTAATGTTGTTAAATTAATTAATTTGGCTAATGGTTTAATTGATTGATTAAAATCGTATCCAAATTCTAATTTTGTCAAATTAATTAAGTTAGCCAATGGTTCTAATGATTTATTAAAGGTAGTTCCAAATTTCAATGTTGTCAATTTGGTTAAGTTATCTAATGGTTCTAATGATAGATTAAATGAAGCTCCAAGTGTCAATGTTGTTAAATTAGTTAAGTTAGCTAATGGTTCTAATAATTGATTAAAATTCCTTCTAAATGTTAATGTTGTTAAACTAGTTAATTTAGATAATGGATCTAATTTTTGATCAAAATTTCGTCCGAATTCTAATGTTGTTAAATTAGTTAAGTTAGCTAATGGATCTAATTTTTGATTAAATTTTAGTCCAAATTCTAATGTTGTTAAATTAGTTAAGTTAGCTAATGGATCTAATAGTTCATCAAAATTTTCATCAAATCTTATTATTGTTAGATTAATTTTTTTATCAATAAAAAATCTAACTTGATCAATATTTTTAAATGATAATTTTTTATATTGTATAATTAAGTTAATTGCTATTTCATATCTATCTATAGATGCACTAATATCATAATAATTCATATATTCAATAATATCTTCGATACTATCCCAATCGGGAAATTATTCAGCCGCTAATTGTTTTAAGGAAGGTATCTCTATCCCTGGTGCACCACCATTTTGTGCTAAAATATATTTTAATTGTAAGTATTTATTTTTGTATTTTAAATATTTTTCTTTGTATACGTGAATATTGTAAGACATTAATAATAATGAATCTTAGATAAAAATATTTGAATGTAATTAATTAATTACATTCAAATATTTTTAAATAGTTCCTAAAAAATCTAATGTATAGAGTATTTTTGGCAGAGCCTAGTTATATGTTCTAGTTAACTTTTATACTTATACTATAATTTTCAATAAAATGAATTCTAAAAATGATTAATTAAATTCATGTGTTTTGTGTAAGCTTCGTTAATTATTGCATCTTCTCAAATATATAAAAAAAATGATATAACCACATTAGCAGAATATCCAATTACTACTGTTTTTAATTTTGATGGATTAACAACTTTGCATAGTTTAGTAACAACATTTGTAGTAAATTTATTTTCAGAAATAATTAGAATACCTGCTTGTACTATGATTGCTGGTCTTGCATCATATAAAGCAAAATTAATGAAACAAAGTCATCTAGAAAAATCTAAAGAAGTCTTACCAAAACAAGATTCAGAAGAAGTATCAGAAGAAGTATCAGAAGAAGATTCAAAGAAGTATTACCAGAATTAATAAACCATCCTAGAACTGAAAATAATTTTGAATTTATGAATGATAATAAATCTTAGATAAAAAATTGAATTAATTTAATTTAATTCAATTATTAATATATTATTATTTTTACTATTGATTTATTTAATTTTAAAAATATGACTTCACAAAATATGACTTCACAAAATATGACTTCACAAAATATGACTTCGCAAAATCCTATAACTTCTCAAAATCCTATATCAAATATGTTTAATTCTGCGATTGCTACAACTATTAGTGAATTTATCACTTTACCAATCTGTACAATTAGAACAAATTATATTAATAATAATAATTGTACAGATAAAAAACAAAAATTATCTGAAATAATCAAAACTAATTATCAAACAAATGGTATAAGGTGGTTTTTTTCTGCAAAATATCCTGCAATTATTGGACAAGCTTTTTCAACATCCTCTAAATATACCTTATACAAAATATTACCTTCTTATAATCCATTAAATAAATATACATCTAATAAATTTATATTTGATGTATCTAATAGTATAGGAGCAGGTATTATAACAAGTTCAATAACACATCCATTAGATTATATTAAAATTCAAACCCAGATGAATAATATTAATATTGATCTAAAATATGTTTATCGTGGATATTCAAAAACATTAGCTAAAGCTACAATAGGCGGTGCTACTTTTTTCCCTATTTATGATTGGTCAAAAGAAAATATAAATAATCCAATATTAGGCAGTGCATTTAGTGCTATTCTGAGTACAATTATTATTCAACCATTTGATTATTTAAAAATTAGAAATATTTATGGTATTAAACATTTTGAATTCAAGAATATATTTAATGGATTAGGATTGAATATTTTAAGAATTTTACCACATTTTGTAATTACTATGAATATTATTGAATATCTAAATGGATAGAATAAACATTATCTGATTCAAAAATAAAACATTATCTGATTCAAAAATAAAACATTATTTTATTTAAAAAATTGTATTTTTAATACTTATTCAATATAAGTATTATATGTATATTTATTTATATTTAACTAAATATGAGTTATGATTTAATGAAAAGTACTATTGTTTCTAAACAGAAAACTAATTCGAAAACCAATTCGAAAACCAATTCGAAAACTAATTCTAAACCAGATACTAAAACTAATTCTAATTCTAATTCTAGTTCTACAAATTCTGATGAATCTAATTATTGTCTGTTCGATGATGATGATGAACAAAATGATTCACTAATGACAACTAGAAAAATTAAATTAACATCAAATAAGATTAAATCATCTATTGAAAAAATAATTGTAAATACAGATTCGGTTAATAATTTAGAAACTAATTTGATTAATAATTTGGCAAATAATTTAACAATGATAACTGATCCTATTCTTGAAACTTTTGCTAAATATTATCCAAATAAGACAATCAAACCATTACAATATCAAATTATAAAATCAATTTCTGAAAAATCAGATACAATTGGTATTTTGCCAACAGGTTATGGAAAATCTCTTTGTTATCAATTACCATATTATTTGAATCCAGATAAGGTTGTTATTGTAGTTTCACCACTTATTTCTTTGATGGAAGATCAAAAATCAAAATTAGAAAAACTTAATATTCCCGTAGCTTGTTTTCACTCTAATATTGGAAAAAAGAAAAAACAAGATATCAAAGAAGAACTATTAGAAAATTTAATCTCTACTATTGATAAAACTGATAAAACTGATAAAACTAATGATGATATATTTATTGATGATGAAATTAATACCAAAACCAAATCTAAAACCAAATCTAAAGCCAAAGCAAAAATATCAACTTCTGCTGAAACTACATCTGCTGAAAATACTTCTGCTAAAGCTACTGCTGAAACTACATCTAAAGGAATGGTAATATTTTTAACTCCTGAATACTTAGTCGGATGTGAAAATTGGATCCGAAGATTAGCTAGTATTGGTAAATTATCTTTGGTTGCTATGGATGAAGCTCATTGTATATCTACTTGGGGACATGATTTTAGACCAGATTATCAGGGTTTATATAGGATCAAGGAATGGGTTTCGGAATATGATGTACCATTACTTGCTCTTACTGCTACCGCTACTGTCCAAGTTGAAACGGATATCAAAACATTCTTACAACTAACAGATCCCAAAGTATTTAAGACATCATTTGATAGACCTAATTTGATTATTAGTGTAAGGCCAAAGCCCAAGGAATTTAATGCATTATTTGAAATCCTGACTGCATATGCAACTGATTTTGGAATTATTTATTGTAAGACTCGAGATAAGGCCGAGGAACTATCCGAATTTTTAAAATCTAATGATTATAATGCCGATGTTTATCATGCAGGTCTATCTGCATCAGACAGACTTTTAATTCAGGAAAAATTCGCTAATAAAGAACTTAATATTATAGTGGCAACAGTTGCTTTTGGTATGGGAATAGATCAAGATGTCCATTTAGTAATTCATTGGGGTTGTCCTGCAGATATGGAATCATATTATCAAGAGATTGGTCGAGCTGGCAGAGATGGAGTTGATTCACAATGTATAATGTTTTATGACAAGGATGATTTCAGAATAAGTAGATATTTTTTAAAATCACATACAGATGAGGCATATAAGAGATTCAAAGATGAACAAATTTCAAAAATGGAACGATATTGTTTACTTAATCAATGTAGACGTAAAATTATTTTGGGACATTTTGGCGAAAGTTTGGATAAAAATTATACTTGTGCAAAATGTGATAATTGCAAAAATCAAAATAAAATTAATACCATAGCTATGGACAATCTAATGTATCCTATTTTTATTGTGGCTAAAACAATTTTCTTATTAAGATGTAAGGTTGGAACTGGTAAAATAGTTCTGGTTCTGCGTGGTTCAAAAGCGAAAAATATATCCGATTTATCGAAGGTTATTACATTTGGTTTACTCAAGGAACTAACAGATGAACAAATTAAGAATATCATAAATATTATGACAATTAATGGATATCTCAAGGAGAAAACAATTACAAATGGCTTTGGTACTGTTTTAGAAACTACATCAAAACTAGTTACATGGTATGGCAAAATATGTTCGGAATCAGGAACCAAAGATACATCAAAACAATTATCAAAAGATTTGCTCACATTTGACAAAATGTTTGAGGTTCTAACAAAGGATGCCAATAAACTTGATCTTAATATCCCAGTTCAATATAATCATATTACAAATATAAAATTTAAGACAACAATTAATACAATGTTAGATGATTTTGCAGATGAATTTGCAGATGAATTTGATATTTAACATATTAATTTAACATATTAATTTAACATATTAATTTAAAATATTAAATATATTTTCAAATATTATAAATCGTCAATGCATAAAGAATCAGAGAAAAAAGTAACCCAAATATATATAAAAAATAAAATATTTAGATATATAGAAAATAATATGAAAAATAAGATTGGAATATCACTTGGAAATGCATGCATGTCTGCTATCTGGGCTGTTGTAAACGGATATAGATTAAAAAAACAAGATGGTTATAATACTTGTGTATTTGACTTAATGGTTTCTAATTATAACGGAATTATTAAATGTATCTTAGAGGATTTTAATAATTTTATAGATCCTAATTATTTAATTATAGAGAATGATTATATTAAAAATACATATTATGATTTTATATTTAATCACGAAGGACCTGGTCATGCTGATTTATATATTAAAGAAGATTGGCCCGAAGGAATAATGCATTTTGCGAATAATAATTATGTTAATTTCATTAAAAGATATAAGAGAAGAATAGATAATTTTAGAAATTATCTATTAGATACCAACAATTATATTTATTTTATTTTTCAATTTGTTCATGATACAAATCTCAATGATGACTTTTATGAATTAAGAAAAGCAATCTCATCTAAATACCCAGATCTAAAATACGAAATTATCGTAATATAATTGTTAATAAAAGTCTGGACAAATCCAGACTTTTTACTTAATATCTCTACGAAAATCCGAACATTTCAAGACAATTTATATACGCTTACGCATATAAATTGTCTTGAAATGTTCGGATTTTCTTGAGCTGTCATATGTTAAAAATATCATAT